CACGCCAGTGGCAGCGTTAATGCTGCCCAGCACCGACGAAAAGCCACTGCGCACCAGCTGACCATTGGCCTTGCCGCGCAGCATCAGCGTACTACTGAAGCGGGTATCACTCACCACTCCGCCGCTGTTAGTTGTCACCGTCCAGGTAACATCCACACTGAATAGGACACTGGCCGGGATAACATCAGCCACACCGGTATCCAGCGTAATAGTGCCGCCGGTTTGCTGCGCCACCGCTACGTCAGTAGTCAGCTGCTGCCCCGCCAGCTGGCGCTGGTAAGTTACGGTAAAATCCCCACTGGGCAAGCTGGCGCTGCGAAACAGCAAGCGGCTGCCGAGAACAAAGCCATCCCCTGACCCGGACAACACATTATCTGCCCCCGCCGTGGCCGTGTAGTTGCTGCTGCCACGCTGCCAGCTGACGACCGAAGTGCCTGCCGCAGGAACACCATCAAGATCCACCCCAATAAACACATCCTGCGGCCCGGATGGCAACTCAGTGAACGACGACTGCGCCCAGGTGTAAATCATGCGGCTGGCCAGATCCGGCTCGCCGGGCAACGTAAGGGCCACGCTGCCGGTGCTGTAGTTGATGCTGCCGGATGCACCATTGCCCGACAGCACGCCGGTACCGTTGTCGGACACCACATACCAGCGCCCAAGGTAGGCAAATTCTACCCGCACGCTGCCCGGCATAGGCGCAGGCTGTAATTGTTCGGTGTAGGTTATCTGCCGATTGCCAGCCGTAACTTCCACGCTGTCGGTGTACGGCACCAACTCCACAGCCACACCCGACTGATACTCCACCGATACCGCACGATTGCCCGACACCGAAAACACCAGCACACCATCGGCGGCATTCAGCTGCACATCCGACAGAAACGCAGAGCCAGACAATAACCGCACGCCGCTGCCGTCTTCCGCATACACACTGCCGCCCACAGTTAAGCGCAACGTGCCCGGAAGCCATGCCGATGGCAGAGTGAACGTTTGCGGGCCAGTGACGGTGCCCAGGCTGCGCGACAGCAGCGGCCCCGACGCCTGCACAGTGCGCTGCGCAATGCCTGGGGTTTGATCAAGAATCGCCTGCTCCGTGGTTGCAGCAGGAACAATGGGCGAAAAGATGCCATCCACAATCACCGCCCGATCACCAGCCACAGCGGGCTGCGCAAGTGGCTTAATGCCGTAATACTTGGCGCTGTTGTTGCTTTGGGTGTTGTAGATTTCGGTGGGGTGCTGCGCCGCCGGTGCCGGATCGGTACCCACAAAATCGTACTGCAGCGGCTGGCTGATTTTCAGCACCACTTCGAACGCTTTGTAGGTTTGAAAGTCGCCGTTTTTATCCAGATAGGTGTAGCTGGCCGCCGCTACATCCACGCGCGTAACTTTAACCGGCTGGCTGTTGCCGCCGCCGATCAGGTACAGAACCGCACCCACTTCCGGCGCATCGGCTTCGCGGGCAGCGTACAGCACCAACGAGGTTTGCCCTTCGCGCTGAGTACCCACAGGGCGCAATGCGCTGCGGGTACTGAGCACCACAAACTGCTCAATTTTATCCTGCGCACTGCTGCGCTGATCGTAATGATCGCCGGTGCTGAACAGCAGTGTGCTGACGTTGGGCGCTGCAGCATCGCTGGCCAGCATCGCATGAGCGCCAAGGAATTTATCGACGTTGGCGCTGCGGATGGCGCAGAACAGCTTGCGCAGGCTGACACCGCCATAGGCCAGCATTGTGCGCGGGATATCGTCCCACAGGTTGTTAATGTCGCCACTGGCAATGGCAACGCCGGTCATCATGCCGCCGCCGTCGGTTTCATCGGTTACACGCTCAGGGCGCATGATTTGGACATCAGAAGCGTTAATCGCCATTACACAGGCTCCACGGTAATCAGGTGCAGGGTGAGTTCGTACAGGGTTTCAGCAGTGGGGTTTAATTCAGGGCTTAATAGCTCGGCCTCGACACCGCCCGCCGCGATATCAAACAGCACGGCACGGGTGCTGCCATCGTTAAGGGTTAAGGTGCGCACAGTGGCGGGCTGCGCCTGCATATCGTTAAGCGCCAGCACCTCCGCACGGGTTGCCCACGCCCCAGTCAGTGTTATGGGCTGGCCATACGCGAGGAGCTGTGATTCAACAACCGCGCCGCCAGACACGGTGCGCTCAACGCTTTGCGCAGCACCCGCCCACGCAAATTCATCCGCCCAGTACAAATTACCGGGCAGTTCTAAGGTATCCAGTTGCATGATGATTCCCGCTTGTAATGTCAGCCCGCTGAGCGCAGGCCCGCATCTTCCAGCACAGACAGCAGCCGATTAACGGCGTCCGGCTCGCCATTCAGACTGACCGATTTATTACCGCTGGCCGATTGGAGTTTGATGGTGGTTGTGCTGCCAGGGCTGGCTGATTGAGTACGGCCATTGTCGGAGCTGCTGCCGGCCGACGTGCTGGCCTTGCGCTGCTCTGTAGTTTGCTTTTGTTTTTCGCGCCGGACCTCTTCCAGCACCCGCAGGGCTTCGGTGTATTGGCGCACCGCCTCCTGATTGCCGTAGCGCTTGGCTTCTTCGATGGCGTTTTGCAGCTCCTGCCGTTTGTTTTCGTAGTCGCGCTGATTAATCGCGTCCTGATTACCCTGCAGCCGGTCGAGTTCGGTTTGCAGCTGATCCAGCGTATTGCTCGCTGCATCCTGCATCTGCACCAGCTTTGCGTTGGCATCATCCAGTGCCCCGCGCAGCTGAGCCAGATCCTGTTCGCCCAGCAGCCCCATCCATTGGGTTGCATTCTGCGCCTGATTAATCAGACCCTGAGTAACACCCTCGCCGCTTTGCAGAGCGCCCAGATATTGCTCGAATTTTTGCTTTTGCTCGCTGTAGGCCAGCAATGTTGCGGCCTTCGCTTTATTAATATCCGCCGCCGTCTGCGCGAAACTGTCACCCACCGTATTATTGGCCGTGACAATCTCTGCACTGTACTGCTGGATAGCCCCGGTCAGATCGTTAACATCAGCCGCGACATCAACCACGCCAGCCATTTGCAGGAACATAGCCTCCGCTGCCGACCCAAGCTCCGCAACCTCAGCCCGCGCCGCTGAAAAGGTATCCAGCAACTGAGCACCGGCACTGCTCACAGCAATAACAGAAACCGAGGCAGAATCCGCAGAGTCAGACACATCATCCAGCGCATCAGCCACTGGCTCCAGACCACTTGCAGCCTGAGCACCAACCTCCTCAGCAACATCCGCAACACCCCGCAGGGATTTTTTCAGCTCCTCAACCTGCACATAAGTGACCAGCCCCTGCTGCTGAAATTTGATAAACACTTGCTCCAGCGCCAACTTATCGGCTTCTGTTTTTACATTCCGCAGCGCATTTGTAAGCGCCAGCTGGATCGTGTCGCCCGTATCTTTACCCTTAAGGCCCATCTTCAGGATCTCTTCACCCATGATGGTCAGATCCTTAACGGACTGATCAACCGCATCAGTCACTTTTCCGGCGAGCTGATCATAAGAGACACCCAGCCGCTCTAACGCCGCTTCAGCACGAGCGGCGTTCAGGTTGTCCAGCAGCCGCTGAAGATACTCAACCTTAAGGCCTGCCGACTTTGTGCCGTCGCCAATTTTTTCCATTGATTCGCGTATTAGATCGCCAAACCGCAGTTGCTCTGGTTCGCTCAGGCCGTTGATTGCCTGGCGCAGCGTGGTATCAATCTGCTCTGCTGTTAGCTTGCCCTGCTGCTCTGCACTGCGCAGCGCCAGCACAAAACCACCAACCGCCTCAACACCACCGTTCAGCGCCGCCGTAACCTGATCATCCATGACCGATGCCAGCTTGCCGTTATCGTCAACCGCTTCTTTCAGAGACTCACTGACACGCTCATAGGCCGCACTCAGCGCACTGGCTTTTATTGCGTGTTCGTCTGAAGCCTCCGCCGCTTCTTTCTGTTTTTTGGCATATTCCTCAGCCGCCTGAGCCGCCGATAGATACCGGCCTGCCTGCTCATCAATGACAATGGCACCGCTTTTAATGGCAGCATCCAACTCAGCCATACTTTTAACCGCTACGCCGGTTTGTTCGCTGATTTCTCTGAAGCGGTCAGCCAACCTAAGGCTACTATGGTCTAACTCGGCATTCGCATCCCACAACTCTTGCACCGCTTTTTTAAGCGCAGAATAACCCGTCGCCGCCCGATATGTCTGAGCCACAACATTTGTGGCCAAACCAACAACAGCGGCATTGCCAGCCTTGCTTAAAAAACCAACCGTAGACCTGACAGCATTGCCGAGTTTTGTAAAAGCACCTATCCCTGTTGTTGCAACCGCCCCAAGCGCCGTACCCAACCCGGTAACAGCATCACGCGATTGGCGAACTCCCCCAGCCAGAAGCCCAAACGCCCCGGTGGCAGACTTTATATCCGTCACCCAACCGGCAATTTTTAACGCGATCCATGCCTTTGCCAGCAACGAAAATTCGTCACGCAGGCCAACCAGAGTTTTGACAAAGGATTTAGCTGATTCTGCACCCGCGATAAAGGCATCGCTGATCCGCTTCGCCAGTACCTGCAACTGGCCACTACTGGCCATTTCATCAAACCACGCGCCGACATCGCGCAACTGGCCTTTTAAGTATTCCCAAACGCCGGCGTCGGCGATCATGCGGTAAAACTGGCTGAAGCGGTCCTGCAGGTTGGATACCAGCCCAGCCATGGCATCCATCTGGCCCTGAGCTTCGCCCATGTTTTTGCTGGCCATGGCATCAAGCAGCAACTGGATTTCACGGCGCCCCAATTCGCCCGCCGTTGCCATGTCCTGCAGCTCCGGCACGGTTTTGCCAATGGCATCGCTGAGCAGATCCCACACCGGCACGCCGCGCTCAATTAATTGCAGTGCCTCTTCCTGCTGCAGCTTCTGCTTTGACCACGCCTGGCCGACGGCCAGAATGATGCCTTCCAGCGTCTCCTGACTGCCACCCATAGCCGCATTAGTATCGACCAGAGCCTGCAGGCTGCCATTGGTTGGATCTATGCCTAAGGTGCGCAGCTTCAAGAAGGCATCAGCTACACCTTCCAGCTGCTGCGGGGTGTTACGGGCAAACTCTTCAATGTAACCCAGCTCTTCCGGGCTTAATCGCTTACTTAATAGCTCAAACTGAGTGCCGGTGTCGTACACGCTGGACGCCAGCGAACGCAGGCCATCGCGCACTTTATCGACAATGGTAACGATACCCAGCAGTGCCGCCGCTTTACCAACAAAGCTACCGAAGCTATTGCCGGTTTTTTCTGCTGCTTCTGCGGTTTGATTAAGCCCGGAACGGGCTTTATCCAGCTGTTGTTTATTGGCTTTTAAGGCACCATTGGTGCGGCCAATACTGTCGGATAAATTCTTTTGCGTGGTTGCCAGGTCGTTTAAATCACCACCGGCTTTTTTAACCGCAGTCTCTAATTGCGTTACCGACTTTGCACTATCCTGCCATTCTTTTTTCGCGCCTTTGGCTTCTGTTTTCGCCTTTTCTAATGCAAGCGCCAGCTCCGGTGTTTTATCCGCCTTAAGGGCTTCTTTCAGCCGGATAACTTCCAACTGGGCAGAATCGAATGCTGCCTCTGCATCCACGGCGGATTTTCGTGCGCCATCGAGCGAATCAATCGCGCCTTGCGCCGAATCCAGTTTTACTAATTCTTTTTCCAGCTCACGGGTGCGATTTGTTAAATCCTCTAAATCATCCGACGCTTCTTTTACGCCCGGTGAAATGGCGTTTTTTACCTGCAGCAGCAGACTAACGATTTTATTGGCCATGAATTACACCAAAAAAAAAGGGCCGCATTTGCGGCCCCTTTGAAGGTAATGATATGTTACAGGCAAATTACGCCTGCTTACGAACTTCCATAAACTGTCTTACGGGTTCAGTGCTTTCGATCTCTGACAACGCCTGATCTAACTGTCGCAATTCATCATTGAGAATTAGTTTCAGCTCTGAGTTTACGAAGCGGTTCAACAGATCTCGAATCATAGGCTGGTAGCCAATCCCGTGATGCCCTGCGATACGCTTGAGGTCGTTAATCAGCTTTTTCTGTAAGCGAATGGAGATCAATTGCATCCCCAGCGCTTCATCCAGCGCCACTGAATCAGACGATACCGCCACACTGTCGCTACTTGCGCCAAGCTCGCCGGTTTCCCAGGCCCCGATATCTTTGGTTGTAAATTCCATACTGCAATCCCCTTGGATCATCAGCCTTTCGGCTGTAAATGTTTAGCTCTATTTGATCCGGCTAGTAGGCCACTTTCAAATAGACAACACCCTCTATCAGAACAAAAACTATCTTTAAACTGTGCTTTTTGCTTGTGTACAAGCACCAATGTCTTTCTCAGCAAACTTCATTCCACATCCCCATCGGATCGTTCTCCATGCTGATTATAAATATCTATTTCGATCTGATTAGGTTCGTAAGCCGTTTTTAGATAGACAACGCCCTCTTTCAGAACAAAAACAATTTTGAGTCTGCGTTGTTTGTTTGTGTAAGATATAAACCACTGAGTTGGCGGGTTGGTTTTGTGCTTCTCGCGCGGGTCCAATAGCAACTTACCATCGCGGTTTTCAAAGCACTGGCGAACCTCCGCCTCTGTAACCTCATGCTTAGACAAAAGCTTCTTGTTAATCACTCCACTGATTCTTATTTCCATCTACAGCCCTCTTGTATATACACATAATATGTATAATAAGCATACTTATCAACCTAAGTTACAGACCATACAAGCATACAAGACAACATAGTCACTTACTGTATATACAATGGCGGAGACACATCCTTGTGCCCCGCCCTGTTTACACGCGGGTGATTTTCGCGTATCTGGAAACGCCGGCGCCGGTCTTGCTGGCGTCTACCAGCGTAGATCCGGACAGTGCGTTTTCGGCAAAGTCATCCTGAATGAAACCCATGCCCGCTGTTGGGCTGAATTTGCAGCGGTAGATCTGCACGTTGAACGGCAGGCCGTTGTCGGCATCATTGAAGCCTTCCATGAACAGCTCGTATTCATAGCCGCTGTTGGTGAGCATTTCGATGGCGCTGTGGGCCTTGCTGGTGTAGCTAACCAGAATGGCCGCCGCGTTGGCGATACTGCCGCCTTCCAGAATACGGATACCCGCTGCCGTTACGCTGTAATCGACATCAGCCACATAGGCGGTACCGGTTACAGCAGGCTCAACGGTGATGGCTTGCTCCAGATCCGGGATTTTATTGAACGGCACCAGACCGCCTTTATAGGCGGTCTGGGGTTCGTCGGTAACTTCTCCACCGGCCACGGCAGAGGCATCGCCGTACAGAGCCATGGCTACCATGTCATCGGTGAACGAATGGCCGGTGATGCTAATGCCCATGCTGGACACGCTGTACGCCGTAGCCGCCACTCCGCCACCCGACTGGGTATTGGATTGCAGTGTTTTTTCATCGACGTCAATCTGCAGCTCGAACGCGCTTGCCTCGCCGATGGGCATTAAGCCCTGGGGAAGATCGCGGCGGCGCAAATGGATTTGGCCTTTACCAATAAAGGCTCGCACTTGTTTACTCATGGGGTTTTCCTCATGTGGGGTTTAACGGTTGGTTTCATCAGGCGAGCCGGTGCGGCTCAGAGTTTTTCGAGGTATTCAAAGGTGGCCGTGGCGCTGATCAGCGCATAGCCGCTACCTTCTGCCGGGTAGCCTGTATCCAGCTCACCCAACGACGATTTAAGAACCGACACGTCAGAAAAGGCCGACACCAGAGCAGCTGCCAATTCCAGCCGGATTTTGTCGCAACGCTGCTCTGCATCTGCTGACCAGGGCACAGCAATATCGACGATAAAAGGCTGCTGCCATTTAATGGACGCCCCTTTGAGATCCAGCATCTGCCCCGGCATAGTCCAGAGCACAGCGGTAAGCTGCGGTTCAGCCGCGCGATTGTCTGGGTTGCGGATTTGCTCCGGGTTGCAGACAGCGCCGATATTAGCCGCCGAATCAGCACCCAGCGCCAGCAATCGCTGCACGATGGCTTCACGAACCTGAGTTGTTTTAGTGGTCATAATTTATTCCGGGAAAAGCTGATCGAGCAGCTGAACAGTGGCGGCATTGAGCTGCACCGTGGCGCGCTCTGCGACTTCATTTTCGGGCAGCGCTAAATATGCCGTGGCAAGTGATGGCCCCATTGCCGTTGTTAGCTGGCCTTTGCGGTATGTGTACACTTTGCCATTGCGCCCAGCCCGCTGATTACGGGTGCTGAGCGGCACTCCCTTGGCCAGCGGGTTAACAAAGCCTGCTGCAATTTTTTCAGCGCCACCGATCCAGTTAACTAATATCTGCGCCCGCGTCGGGTGGCGTGTTGGCCGCGCCCGCCAGGTGTAATCACGCACCGGAATTCCGGAGCCGCTGAAATTAATTCGCGCCGCCGGGTACTGATCGCTGGCTTTTTTTACGGCTGCATTTTTGCGCACGATAGCCGCCGGGACACCCGTATCGGATGACAGAACCTGAACGATATAAGTGTCGCGCAGTTGTCGCGCCGCATCGGTTGACGCCTGCTGCGCAAGTTTATCGCCCTGCTTTCCCAGTTCATCCAGCTGACGGATGATTTCCGTTAAGCCGGTAGCGGTTACGGTGCTGCGCTTACTCATATTGTAAAAACTGCACCCAGGCACGGGTAACAACGGTGTCAGTGCCTTCGGTGTCTATCTCTGTAATTTTCATGCGCGCACCGGCCACTACAAACTCATGGCCCGGTTGCGGGCGATACTGTGCGTTACAGAACTCAGCCCGACGCCGCTGCTCCGCAGGCAATAAGGCATTACCCGATGGCTTGGTCGAATATTCCAGCAGCGCAACCAGAACGCTGATTTCGTTAGCGCTGCCCGGATTAATAACAGCGGGCGCTCCGATAAGCCGCCGCGCACTACAGAGCAGATCCTGCTGCTTTCCGGATGGGTCGGCCGCATGAGTAATCAGCATTAAACGGCCGTTACGTTCAGAGAAATAGCATCCGCTCCGCACAGATTCGGTATAGCGGCAGCGCACCCCTATTTGCCCGCTTTGCAGCAAGCCCGGTTCAAATCCGGCCGCCTCTGGCTCTGTGATGCCGATCAGCAACGTGCTGATGACTGCACCATCGGGGCTGAGCAGGTCGGCTTCTGTGTTCAGTTTTCCTACTCGCATCAGCGCACCCGGTAATGTGTGATAAGAGAATCGACGTACTTCATTTTTGTAGTAATTGTGCCGGACACTTCAGATTCCCGATGTTCGTACATACTGCCGACTTTAAGCAGCATCCATTTTTTTATGCTCGCCGGGACGGCTGCCGCATCGGCATATCCGGCGCGGTATTGCAGTACCACACGAGCACCGCAAAACCGGCGGGATACAATCAGCGGATTGTCGCCGGGGTAAAACTCCAGCTCCCCGGCGGCAATGAGTGCCGCATGGTCAACCGCCTCACCATTAATGCTGACCGATACCAGATCCAGCGCTGGCCATTTTTCCAGCGGGATTTCGTACTGCCCGGATGGAATAAGCTGCTGCCAGGTCTGCGGCATTAATGCCCGGCCTGTAACATTTTCGGCAAGCTCACGGGCAGCCTGTATGTACTGCTCAAACAGAGTGTCGTGCTG